TTATGATATTTAATACATAAAGAATTTTCGTATGGAATCATGACCATATTGTTTAATGATATTTCCTTAGACTGTGTAATTAACTCCTGCAGTTCAGATGGTAATGTTTCATATAAATCATTATCAATTAAACTTCGATTTATTGCAAATCCAAATACATTTCCACCAATATTTTTCTTTATTTCACAATACATTGGATTTAGGAAATATAAAGAAGTTTCAATATCATTTTCTACAATATATGCAAAACAAGCATCTTCAACAAACAATCTACGCATAATGTCGGTAATATGATTATCCAACTTAAACTTATTTACTTGTGCAACATATTTATAGTAATTCGTTCTTATTTGTTTTGATAATTTATCATCTGGGGAATATGCTTTTGCGGTTTTTGCTTCTAAATCTACAGTCCAATTTATAATCCCCATATTAGCAAAATAGTCTATAAGTCTTTTGTAATATCCGCTCTTTAAATACATATATCTGGAAAGTCTTACAATATTTTTTCCATATCGTTCAGGATATTGAGACATATTTTGTATCTGATTTCTTGTAAATCCACATATGCGATTATGCCTAAATGCACCTTTATAAGACAACTCAGACAAAACAAGCCTTTTCAAACTATATACATCAAAAGACGGTGACTTTTTATCTAAGAAATCATTGACATTTTTTGTGTCCTGTTGAAACTGTTCTTTTATTGCCCCGTTGTTATTTGTATTTTCTTCTATATTGAATCACCGCCTTTCTAATGAGAATATAATTTGGGTTTTCGTGCAAGAGCAGTGAGAGAGGATACATTGGTATTATTTTTTTTTGACTTAATAGCACTGCAATATTCAGTAATGTAAAATATCAGATAACTTAATGCAGAAAAGCGGTCTTTATCTACTTTTTTCACGACCTTTTCTACAGATAAAGCACCATTTGTCATATGCTTTAATTTTAAGTTTGCTATTTCCTCAAATAATAAATCAGTTTGTATGTAAGGTAATACTCTTAAATCCATATTTTGTTTATCTTTAGGAGAAAAATCTGTGTCTTGCTTTTTCTCAAGCAACTTTAATTTGCCACTTTCAACAGCATCTATAAAATCAGCAACTACTTTACTCTGAAAATGCTGTGCTTTCATATCAAACAAACATTTTTCAGCATCTCTAACCTCTGGTTGGTTATCGGTGTTCATTGTATTCCAACATCCAAGATACTCTCCAGTAATCGGATCATAAGATTCCTTTAACAACTCATCTATCAATCCTGCACCCAATCCATTCCCATCTGCAATAACTGCTTTTGCTAGGAAATTCTTTTTGGTCTTTTTCACCAAACATGCCTGTGCTGAAAAGTTCATTGCATTAGATACTGTCATAATATTTGGAATTTCAATAGATACAATCCTATTCGATTCTTTATTTCTTATAACTCGTCCAATTGCAATAGAAGATTGGTTATTTGTTGCTTTCTGACTACGAGCAACGTCTACACCAAGATAAAATTCTTCATCCAATTTATTGAAATTAATCATTGGTGTGGTTAATGTCCGGCAAATCATTAACTTGTTTATATCAACTAATGCACCGTCTGAAGAACCAACCCACTCTTGTTCATAGTTTTGCGCAAAAGCAATAGGAGAGGAGGTACTTTTTTTTCTTAATATCTGACTTTTATTACTACCTCTGCCATACCAACACGGTAGCATCCAACTTGCACCAAGAACGATTTGTCCTTTCAATTCGCACATATTGTCATACATGTCTATAGAGCGTTGGTATTCATCGGAGCCACGGAAACCAGATGTTGTGAAGAAATGTATTTGTTGATTTAATTCCTGTGGATCTACGAGAGCCATTTTACCCACAGTATATCTAGGAACCTCTGTTACAGGTTCAAGAGCATCTTGATATAATTCGTTATTTAAAAGAGCAGCTTCTTCAATTTTTAATCTTCTTCGTCTTTGTCCTTTGGTTGTCTGCGCATTTGCAATAGCATCTATAGAACTTCCGTTTTTAAACTGAATTAATGCATCACCTTTAATAAATTTAGGTTCTTTTTCTAATTCGTTTTCAATAAGAGGGAATTTATTTCGTATTTCATTAAATTTAGACTTTAATAAATCTGCTGCATTTTCTTTCGTCTGAGCTGAAATGGCAAGTTCAATTTGCGGAAAAAGAATAGCCACTATAACACAAGACAAAACCTCATTGAATGTTTTAGCATATCCACGACTGAATGTGCCATACATATTCATAAATCGCACATCTGACCTCAAAAAAACTCTTTGATCAAAATGCATATTGAAGTTACTTTTTTCAGTGCGCAATAAGTCTATAAACAAATCTGGATACCATCTTGCCCAGCTTATAAATTCATAGTAGTTATATAAGTTTTTTCCAAATACAGAATCATCTTGTATAGCAAGTATTCTTTCCTTGATTGACTCATCAGTCATCAGATGAAAATCATTCATCTGCATCGTCCTCACTTCCATCTGACAAGTCATCGTAATCGCTTGGCAATATAATGAATTTTTCTATATTCGGTCTGTTTTTTAACATAGTGTCATTGGCTTCTGTAAATACACCGTTTGGATCACCATACTGCCTCAGATATTCTTCCATTTTATCATCATAAAATTTGTAAATATCTTTGTATTCTATTGGTGGTAATCCTTTTAGTTTTCGTGCGTAACTTATATAACAATAAATATTAAAATCTGGAGCATCATGTGGTTGAGTCTTATATTTTGGCAATATATTGATTACATCTGTTGCTTGCTCAATTGCTAATGTTAATTCACTAAAACTATTTACTCCTTTTTGTAGATCGGCGGCAGATAATTGTTTTGGTGTTAATTTCCCGTTTGATGCTGCGTTCTGTGCTGCGTCATACCATTTTTTAGCTTCATCTACATTACCAGCGGCAGTAGCCATTTCTTCCTTTACCTTAAAACGAACATAAGTTGCAAGAGCCTCTTGGTGTAAATTTGTTTGTAAGGTGTAATTGAGTTTAAGTTTTTCGTATTTCTCGTACATTTTTTTATACTCAACAGTAGTATATCCGTCTCCAAACAAATCTTTTATATTATCTGTAACCTCAAAATCTTCAATGCTTGAATAGTGTTTATCCTTTACAGTTTGTTTTACAGTATTTCCAATATTTACGCTTGCTGCTTGTACACCTTGTTTCCTGACAAATCCTTCTTTTTCGCTATCTCCATATGACTTATTTGCAACCTGTCTAAGCGTATTGAGGTTTTTAAAATACAACCCAATAATATCTTCACCATGATATTTAATGTCATTATCTTCAATATATGAATGTTCTTTTTTATATTGTTTTACTGCTGATTGAAGAACATCTTTATAATATGGACGATCTATCTGTCGCAGTACAGATTTAAATTTTTCCTCATCTATTTCTCCTGATTTATTTAAACTCAGCCGTTTTATACAATTTTTACACCAAGGTAATTTTCCATCTTTATGCATAGGATTTTTGCTTAGATAAAAATCTCCTAATGGATGTACATTCTTATTTTCTTCTGGTGGACAAGCCAGACATATTTTCTTTTGTGTTTCTTTTTTTGCACCTTTAGTAGCCGTACTTACCACCTCCTGTATTTCAAATAAATTAAGCACTAACTTCCGAAGAAGCAGTGCTTTTTAAATAATTTTCATAATACATCCATTTTAATTTTTCTTTGGTTATAGGGTGCTTTCCAGCACTTTTAATTTGTCCTATACAACACCCTGAAATATTTTGAATACCATAGTGATTTTCGGCATCAACTATTGAATTAAATATTTCGCCAGTATTTAAACACACTACCTTGTGCCTACTAGCACTTCGTCTTGATTCAGTTGGATCATAATTGCACAATCCTAAATCATTACATATTTTTAAGTATTTAGATACTGTGGTAGTTTTCTTTGATAAATTTAATTTCTTTTTGATTTCAGAAGTTGTATATCCTTGATTCCATAAATCGCATATTTGCATCATAATTGATGTTAAACAATCCTTTTCACATTTATCCCAATCAATGATAGATAAATCATATTTAATTGACAGTACAGAATTCATTATAGAATTTTTAATCCATTCTTTATCTGTATATCTTGCGTCAATAATGACATAAGTTTTATCTGTAAAACCATTTTCTTTTGCTAATTTTTCTTTTAGTATATCATTTTGTTTTTCTTCTTCTAAAGTTCTTGCTCCAACACATTGGAATCCATGTTCATAATGTTGTAATCCGTGTACTTCACAAATTATCCCATCAAAATAAAAATCGTATTTTTTATCTAACGCCCAATCAAATCTCTTTTGCATTTGAAAATTGATTCCAAGCTGTAATAAAACAGATCGCATAAATTTTTCAGGTTTGCTAAAACCATCATTACACATTTCACAATATAAACCATTATGAGTAACAGTATGTACTTTTCGTGTTTGTACGTGTCCGCAATCTGGGCATTTCCATTCTACAGATTTTCTGCTTGTCTTACCAACTTTGTATCCATCAGAAGAATTATTTAGTAATTTTGCAAAATCTGGAGCAGTAGTCCATAAATCGTTCAATCCAATTTTAATAGATGTATTATTTCCACCATGTTTAAATCCAGCTTTGTGATTAGAACATTTAGGACAACCAGAACCTCCATTTAATATTGGAATTTTATTTACACTTGCTGCATCCTCTGCTGATGTCACTGACTTGTGTCTCATAACCATCGCATCTGCATAACCTGCAATAACTTTAACTGTATCTTGTATTGTCTCACCTTTGGCAGCAGATGAAAATTCTCCTGCGTTCTCTGCCCCAATTACACTTGCACCTAGTCTTAAAGCTGCTGTTTCAAAAGAAAGCCTTGTTCTTGTGCTTGGCTCATAAAACATTACAGCAATTACATTTCCGTCTAGTTTATGTGCATATTCTTTTGGGTTTTCTTTAATTTTTTCTGCTAAATCAAATATTTCTTTTAAACTTTCTTTAGTGAATTGATCACTTGTTAGTATATGTTTCATACTTTCTCCTTCTCGTTCAAACAATAATTATTTTTCCTAATTATATTACAAAATTCGCTCTTTTGCAAGCTATTTTTTGGATATGGAAACGGGGAGCCAAAAAAAGTGCCCCCCCCAACCATCGCGGCAATTTTTGCCCTTTTATAATCTTAACC